ACACACTTCTGTAAACTACTAGAAGATGTTCCGTATCTTATTGAAGTTAACCACAGGGGTTATAAACTCGGTATTGCACATGCAGGAATCCCACACTACTCAAACGTAAGTGATTGGGAAACAATTAAGCAATGGACTGAAGATAGTGGTGAATATCGTTACCAACTTATTTGGGATCGAGATGCGATTCAGTATGCAGTATATGATCATCAAGTACCGCAAAAAGAAAAACTAGAAGCGGTTATAAGGGATGTTGATTATGTAATACATGGTCATACTGGAGTTACAGAACCGTTGGTATTTGGTAATAGAGTTTGGCTAGATACACAATTCAGAAGTGGTCAATTCACAATTGCTACAATGAATGATGAAACACATTTAATAAAGTTCTATACTATTGTTCCAGATGAATGGGGTAGTGAGTATGGATTTACAATCAAGGAATCATAATGCGTCTTTATAGTATTACTAATATGTACACTGCTGGTATTCATGCTGGTATTCAAACACAACACAGTACTGCTGAGTTATTCGTGAAATATCCAATGACTAATTCTGCAACGTCTGATAAAGCATGTGTAATTTTTGATTGGGCTAAGTATCATAAAACTACTATCGTATTAACTGGTGGTATGCATGATAATCTAGTAACACTACTAGAATATATGGAAGTATGGGCTAAACACAATCCTGATGTTTATCTACCATTTGCACCATTCTATGAGCCTGGCATTAATAATGCACTAACAAGTATTAGTATTATTATGCCAGAAGATGCTATTGAATATATGGGTCTAATCCGGTCTACCAAACCTGATACACCAGAACGTGAAGCACTAATGCTAGAAATCTATGACATTTATGGTAAGTTCGCATTTGGTGTATTTGAATCTATCGCATATCTCCCACTAGCAAAATAAGGAAACTTTCATGGTTGCAGTACCATCAAAGTTCTATGTTACGCGTGTATATCGTTCAGCCGAGGAAGTACTTGGCTGGATGGTAGTTGCTGACAAAGAACATACTAAAGCGTTTGAGAACTCAAAGAAGAAAGCTGACCAATGGGCTACCCCATACAGAAGCAGTACAGCACCCGCTATGGAGCCGATTTACGTAAGTAATGAACCACGTACTGGATTCCGAATGGTCACGAATGTGAGCCGTTACAGTACGTCTAACGTGGTATGGCGAATTATGCATCCAGATGGTTTTGAGTTTGAAATTACTTCAGACAATCTTTGTGATTTGTTGGAGACGAATACTATTATCGAAGGTGAGTTTCAAGATCCGTTATTCTTCACTCATAATAAGAAATTAGTAAATCAGAAAACAAAACTTTTTGCTGGTCTGATTGAGCAGGAAGAACATAAGAAAGCTGAAGCTGAGAAAACCAAAGAGCTTGAGATTGGTGATACGGTTAGGATGGTTTATGAATTTTCTAACAACTACCGTCCAACTCTAACATGGAATTATGTGTTCTGTGGTAAGATGCACGTTATCAGTAATAATAAAAATAATGTAGCTGAACTTAACGATAAAAGTACTTTACGATTTATCCTTAAAGATTTAAAAGATGGACGTTACTATGCAGTATCTAAGTTGTTTGATGGATTCACTGTAACTGGACATGTCGATGGAATTGATAGGAATGAAGTAGTTCATGAAATGAATGAACAAATCAAAACTATCCACGAAACCGTTTCTAATGAAATGTACTACGACAATTATGTCCCTCACTACGTCAGTGCTTTTTGTGTTAATCTAAAGCCATTCAAGGCTGAAGATTTGAAGATGGAATATGTTGAAGTTCCATTAGATATTGTGAATTGTGTTAATATCAATAAAGTTTACAAAATTGGCGACAATCAAATTTTCGGATACTTGTGTACTCATACAACTGCACGTAACACGCAAAAAGAATTCTTTTCAGTACGAAATTACAGCAGTTATTATGAACCGGAATCACTTGCAGTTTACCCAATTTTCGGATATACTGCTGAAACAAATATTCCTGTCACAAACATTGATTATGATGGTTGTAAGTCGTTAATTGGTTACAACAGTCCATTTGACACTCATAACTATGGGTATAGTCGTGGGAAAGACCGTCTAAACCTTATTGATTTACCAGAAACAATTGAAGTTGGTTATTACACTCTACGGGGCTAAGGCTCCGTAATAAGGAAATTGAATGTCAGTTTTAGATATTATTTTAAAGATTAAAAACACAGCCAGTACTAATTCGAAGAAAGATATTCTCACCGAAAACATTGATAACGTTGATCTCAAACGTGCAATTCAATTAGCACTTGAGCCTTCTATTGTCAGTGGCATCAAGAAACTTCCAGATGCAATTGAAACAGATAAAAACATTACTCTATCTGAAGCACTAGATTCATTGGACGTATTATATACTCGCAAAGTAACTGGTAATGCAGCACGGCAATTCTTAGGTGAACTATTTGGTTCTGTGTCTGAGGATGATGCTGAAGTACTTCGTAAAGTAGTTTTAAAGAATCTAGACTGTGGTGTTCAGGAAAAGAATGCTAATGATGTATATGGTAAAGGTTTCATCAAAGATGAACCGTATATGCGTTGTTCATTGGTTAATGAAAAAACTGTTCAAAACATTACTTCATTTAAAACTCATGGATATGCAGTTGCTGAAGTGAAAATGGATGGACAGTACTTAAACAGTGCTGTTGTCAATGATTCACTACTTTGTACTTCCAGGAATGGTAAGGTGTATGACTTCTTAGGAATGAAAGATACTGATATGGTTCAGCTTGCTAAGAATGTCCAAGCATTAGATTCTCGTTTTGAAAGTGGTGTTGTATTCAACGGTGAATGTCTTGTTATCGATAATGATGGCAAAATTCTCAACCGAGAAACTGGTAATGGTATTATTCAGAAAGCTGGTAAAGATTCTATTTCACCACAAGAAGCTATGCGTGTCGTATTCGTATTGTGGGATGTATTACCATTCGATGCATTCAAAGATGGTCTATGGGATGTTGAGCGTAAAGAACGTCGCGAACTACTTGAAAATGCTATCAGTACTTTAGAATCAGAATTCGTTCGCATGGTTGAATATGTAAAATGTATCGACATTGGTCAGGCATTCGATTTCAATACAGAAATGATTGAAAAGGGTGAAGAAGGATCTATTCTTAAATGTGAATCTGGTATTTGGAAATCACATACATCACCTAAGCAACTTAAACTTAAGTTGAAAATGCAGTTTGATCTTCGCGTTATTGGTTATAATCCAGGTGAAGGTAAACGTGCTGGTGGTATTGGTTCGTTAATTCTTGAATCTGCTGATGGTATTATTGTTGTAGGTTGTGGTACTGGATTCAAAGAGAAAGATGCAGAATGGACACCAATGACAATGATGGAACGTTGGAATGAAATTGATGGTGCAATCGTAACTGCTGAAAGTACTTCACTAACGAAAGATAAACGTACTGGAAAAATGAGTATCTTCTTACCTGTATTTGTTGAATTCCGTTTCGATAAAAATACTGCTGATACTTATGAGCGTATCTTAGAGATTAAAGAATCTGCTGTACATGTTCTACGCGAGAAACTAGCGAAGTTGGAATGTTAATTTATTGTGAATCTATTTTGGGGAGGACGGTTTTCGTCTCCCCTTATAAAAGTTGGATAGATAGTTCATCTATTAACCAGTACGTTGACCGTAGATTTCTTCTCGAAAGTCATCTGATAATGATGCAGCATTTTAACGATGCAGACTCGTTTATCACACTTAAGAACAGATATAGCAACAATCAGCTTGACAAATCATGGATTCGTGGTACAATGCTACATAGATTAGAGGATACTCCGTTTAATTTAGCAACTTTGTATTGTGGTAATGAGCTTCGTAGTCCATCACGAAATATTACACCTTACAAGTACATTACGGTTGAGCCAAAACCAATCGAGCAGATTGAAGAATATTTAAGGTGTATGGATGAAATTTACAATTATCTCTGATTTACATGGTGAAATCGGATTCATGGAAAATCAGGAAGTGCAGAAAGATACGATTCTTCTTGTACCTGGTGATATACATGAAAGCCGACGCACTGGTAAGTACCGTGAAATGATTTCGGTAATGACTGAAAAGTATGCTGAAGTTGTCATGGTTAGTGGTAATCATGAATATTACTTCTCTAACTTTAATAAGTCACATCGTGTACTTAAAGCGTTTGAAGAAGAATTCAGTAACTTTCATTTTCTTGATAATGATTTCCGTATGTTCGGGGATGTTCTTGTGTTGGGTGGCACTTTGTGGACTGACTATGATAAGTCGAACCCAATCACTAAACTCCAGGCACAGCTTGGGATGAACGATTATAAGTACATCAGGACTGGACCACCGGAGCAGTACTGGCAGCGTAAAGTTAACCCTGATGATCTGGAATTTTTGCATTATAAAACTAAAACTTTTTTGCAAAATTGTCTTGACAATCAACGCGAAACGTGCGATAATTTTAAAACGGTGGTAATGACGCACCACGCTCCTAGCTTTGGTAGTGTTGACCCGTTTTTTAAAGACGATAATCTGAACGGTTGTTACTGTTCTAATATGGATTACTTCGTTGACAGTTTAGGTGTAGACTTCTGGTTACACGGACATGTACATTCTTCCCATGATTATATGATTGGCGAAACTCGTGTCTTATGTAATCCACATGGCTACACTAACAGTAACGGTACACCAGAGAATCGAAACTTTGACAGTACATTAACTATTGAGGTGTAACATGGCTGGTAATGAAAGCTTGATGCGTCTGATGCAAATGGTTACACGTGAGAGTACTCAGATCATTATTAACGGTCAGAACATCACAGGACAGGATCTTGTTATCAAGAAAACTTCCGATGGCGGTACTGTAGTAATGGTTGATGGTGTTCCAGCCTTTGCCAATGACGTACAAATTAATATTGAAATCAATGGTGACGTTGATTCAATTGAATTAGGTGCAGGTAAAATTACCTGTGCGAATGTTCACAATGGAATTAAAACAATTTCCGGTGATGTAGCATGTGAAGACGTGCACGGTAATATTACAACCACATCCGGTGATGTAGATAGCAATGATGTAGCGGGTAATGTCACTACAGTTTCAGGTGACGTTGACGCAGGCGTGATTGCAGGTAATTGCAGTACAATTTCTGGCGATATTTCAACTTAAGGAAGCAACATGTTCGATAAAACTACTGAAGATATGACCCCAACCTCTCTAACCATGCCATTTGTTCTAGAGCGTTCGAGCGATGGTGAGCGTTCCTATGACCTAGCATCTCGTATGATGCAAGAACGTATCATCATGATTGATACTGACTTCAACGATCAAATGGCACACGTAATCAAAATGCAGTTAATGTATCTTGATTCACGTTCAGCAGAACCAATTACTCTTTTCATTACTTCCCCAGGCGGTTCAGTACACGCAGGTCTAGGTATTAAAGATGTAGCTAAAAACTGCCGTTCACCAATCAAAACCATTGTACTAGGTTATGCTGCAAGTATGGGTTGCTATACTCAGTCAGTAATTGGTACTCCAGGTATGCGTTTAATGGGTGCTGATGCATTTATCATGGCACACCAAGTATCATCTGGTACTAAAGGTCTAATTACTGATCAGAAGATTGCACTAGCACACTCTGATCGTTTGAATGAACTTTTAACTTCACAAATTGCTGACGCAGTTGGTGTACCTTATAAACAATTCCTACGTGATGTAGATCGTGATCTTTGGTTGAACGCTGAAGAATCTCTACAGTACGGTACTAAAGGTTTTGTCGATGGTATTCTAGTCGGTGAACGTAATGAAAAAGGTCAGTACAAAGTTAAACGCCGCGATGGTTCTTTTGATTGGGTTTAAAATATAAATTATGAATAAGAGTTTAATTCGGGATAATGTTATTCCCGAAAACTCTGAAGCATTAAGTACTTCAGAGTTTATGAGTGTAGCACTAGAGCAAATTGCAAGTTCAGCACTAAGTGTAAAAGATGCAGATGAAGCTGAACCAGTTTTGGATGCAATGTCTGATATTCTAGAATTAATGTGTGAATACCTTAAGGCTAAGAATATTCATCCTGAATCACTTTTTGAACACGCAGAAGAAGTACGTAATATTAAAGGAACTTTCCAAAAGAAAGTGGCAGTATCAAAGGACTAAGTGAATGAGCAACAACCATTATAATCTTGGATATGAATTTTTCCAGGAAAAGAAAAATGAAGTACTATCAAACGAACAACTAAAACAAATGCATCCATTGTTCCGTAGGGGTTACCGCACGGCACAAGAAGATTTCATGAAGCGTAATAACCGCAGCTTCCCAATGACTCTTGCGAATATTCCGATTCGTGGTGAGAAGTTTGTTCCTTCGTGGAACGATATTCTAGCAGCAACACGTCGCCCACGTCTTCAGAA